AAAGTGCTACAGTTAATACAGGTTCAGATATATATTTAAATACACTTGGCTCCGGTCAAGTTTTTTTAATTATAAGGGATTACAATAATGGCCAGTTTGCTGTTGATTATGACTTAGCAGATTTTGCGGCTAACGCAGCAACATGGTCAGGAACGATAGGCGGTGTTGCACATACAGGTACAGTTACTACATTTAATGCACCTAATTTTTCAAATGCTAGTCCAGCGGCTAATGATACTCAATACGTAGGCTCTGGTTCAACTAAATATACAGACTGGGCATTTAATGTAACATTAGATGCAGGTCAAACATATACAGGCGGTCAAGTAGCATTTACAGAATTTACTTTTTTAACAGGTGCTACACAAATTGAAACTCAAGCTGTAGGTACACTTAAAGTAACGCGTAACATTGAAGTGCCAGATGGTGATGTAACAATAGGTACAGTAACACCTACTACAGATCCACATAACCTTACAGTGTATGGTGATATAAAACTGCCCACATCTGAAAGTCGTATAAAATTTGGTGGTGACACTAACAATGTACTTATGAGTACAGATGGTAACGATCTTACTATTTCAGGAACTGGAACTGGATCTAACCTTGTTGCTAACAGCACTAGATTTACACAAGATATTATAAAAGATACTAATAATATTTCTACTGATGGTAGAACTATTATGGGTCAAAATACATTTACAGCTATTAACACTGATGGCACTAGAGGTGTGCTTTCTAATCAAGGAGTTGAACTACAAAATTCTTCAGGTGTAGCTTTATCTGAACAACAAGTATCAGGTAACGCACCTCAAGGTAGTTTAACAAATCAAGGTTTTCTTACATCTATAAAAGTAGATAATAACTGGTTTTCACTGCCAACATTATCTGCAGGTGTAGCAGAAGCTTTACCAGGACTTAGTGAAACTTTAGCTGGTCCACCTACAAACATAACTACAGGCCGTTTATTTTACGGTATACAAAATGCTGCAGGAGCTCTTTTCCAAGCAGTAACATCACCAACATCTTTAACCACAGGCGAGTCTATTGCTCAGAATGCTACATCATTTACTTTATCAAGTGGTAATAGAACTGACTTTGCATCTATATTTGCAGCTGTACCTACAGGACAAAATTTATATTTTGTTGATAGTACATATACAACTGCTTTTCCATCTGCTGGTGGTCAAATATTAGATCAATCTGTAAATATATATTTAGTTGTAGCTTATAACACTACAACATATGTAGCTACATTTGGTAGACAAGGATTTGGTACTATAAATATATCAACAAGTACTTTTAATATTGATTCAGAAACTGTTAAATTAAACAGTATACCACAAGCTGCTAAATCAAATTATTTATATTACGATACAGCTACTAAAGCTATATCTCATAATCCTCTTAGTGTACTTGGATCAGCTAATGGTGCTACATATGACTTTGGTGGTAATACTGATGTACCTGTTGTATCAATAGATTTTGATAACTTAGTTATATCAGCACCTGCTAATGGTGTTGTAACTTTAAAACAAGGACATACTTACGGAGGCGCTTTAACAGCGGATACAACTGCTGTAAATTATAATCATTATATATTAAGCAATATAACAGCTGATAAAACTTTAACTCTTCCTGCAGGAACTGTAGGAGATAGCATAAAGTTAACTAATATGTCTTCTTTAGATGCTTCTGGCGCGTATGTACAACCATCATACATTTGGTCTATAGCAACTAATGGTTCAGAAAAAATAATGAGAGCTAATAGTTTAACTCTTGATGCTTCTACAGAATCTTTTGAACTATTATATACAGATGCTGCTAACGGATGGGTAATAAATTAACAACATGGGACTAACAATAGATTTACCAAGCGCTGGACTCCTAGGGATATCAGGCGCACAAGCATTTGAAATAACAGCTAATACCACAATGGGTATTAATAAAATATATGTTTGTAAACAAGCACCAGACTTTACAATAACACTTCCAACAACAATAACTGCTGATGGAGGTGAAGTACTTGTAAAAAAAGTAGGTTCACAAACTGTAACAGTAACCGCGGCGCTTATCGAGGGTACTAATCAATCACTAACAATAACTAACAACCAAGCAGTAAGATTTGTATATATCAATGCTACCTTTGGTTGGTTAATAACTTAAGCTATGCCAGACGTTAAAACATTTTATCCAGGCGCAACAGCAGGAAATCCAATAAATAATGCCACTGATGCTACTTTAGCAACTACAGCAACTACAGCAACTGTTGGTAATTCTGTGGACGACCAAAATCAAACTCCAAACGCTCTTGTTTGGACAGGTACAGCTGCTGAATACGCAGCTTTAGGTGCTAAAGATGCTAATACACTTTATTTCGTAATATAATGCCAATATACAAAGGAAGTAATGAAGTTACCAGTGGTAACCTTAGAAAAGGTTCAACAAACATTGAGAATGGCTACAAAGAAACAAGTCCGTTTTATACTAATACAAATGGTATAACGATAAACTTTGTTGATGCTATTTCTGGTGCTACAATGGATACAACTCAGTTTTCTTCTGTAGGTGTACCAGGCGCTTCTTTTTCTTCCTTCAGTAGAACTATTACAGTAGACTCAGGTAGAATATTTTCTACAAATCCTACTGTTTCAGAATCTGGAGATAGTGGTAATAATGTTACTACATCTATAAGTAGTCAAACATCTACATCAGCGGTGTTAAATGTAAGCGGTACATATCCAACAAGTGGTACCACAGTTACATTAACAGTAAATGGTGCAACACAAGTACAATTACCAAACCTTGTTGTTACTCAAAATGGGAATTACCCTTTAACCACAACTGGAGATGGTGGTGCTTTAGGTACTTATAATTATTCTATAAGTAATAGTGCTGACTGTGTTGGTGGAAGCTCAGGATCAGGTAGTATTAATGGTGGTAGTGGTAGTAGTAATACTTATTATAGTTATAGTAGACCTAATTTAGCAGGTGGTCCTTATGGTAATGGCTGCGGTATGACTTGTAATAGTAGTTTTACCTCTAGCAAATCCGGTTACAATGCTGGATCCACTACTTTTTCACAAACTGGATCAAATCCAGTTGTGATTAATACATGCGGATGGAGCCCTAGTTCTAATCCATCGGGAGCCACTTATAATACTTCATTTACATGTGGTATAACCTGTCCAACTTGCGTAACATGTGCGCCAGGAACATCAAATTGTAATATTGGATTGGTAGCATATTTATATGCATCACCAGGCGGTAATGCTTTTGGCTCTGTTGGTTTTCCTAATGCAGCAACTCAACAAATAGTTAGCTGCAATAGTTCAACAACATTTACTAATGCAATACCAGCTAAAGCAACTAATTGGCCAATAAAATCTGGTGCATCTATAACTCAAGTACCTAATAATGCACCTGGAGGTACTAACGCTGTTACTGGTGGTACATGCTCTTTAAATTGGACATATCCTTCTGCTAATATAGGTGTTTCGTCATCCGGAAGCTTAATAACATGTCAAGATACAGCTGGAACTAGTTTAACTTGTTCTGGATTAATAAGTAGTTTTTCTGGCGGCAATAATACTACCACATCAGGAGGATCTTGGAGAATACAATGCTCTGGAGGTAATGGAACTGTAAATGCTTCAACATGCTCAGGAACCTTTAGATTATCAGTTAGTCAAACTAATGAGATTGTTGATATGAATTTTTAAAATTAAATTAAATTAAATTAAACTAAATGGAAATAAAAATTTTTACAAAAGATGATTGCAATTTTTGTGATCAATTAGATATACCTAAAAAAATAGAAACAACTGTATTTAATATAGATAGCAAGAAATATAGAGGATTTATACCAGAACAAGTGCCTACTTTACAATATGATGGCTTAAGCTTTCAAGGTCCAGAAATTATAAATAAAGTTTTAAACTTAGTAAGAAATGCACAAGATGATTACTATAAAAAGTAAAGGCTTTGGCGATACTGTAGAAAAGTTTACATCAGCTACAGGAATAAAGACAGTTGTAAAAGCTGTCTTTGGTGATAATTGTGGATGCAATGAACGTCAAGAATGGCTAAACAAAAAAATACCATATAAAAATTAAAAAATGGCAAATTTAACAAACATAATAGGTGGTCAACCATACTACGATGCTACTACTGCAAACTCAGAATCTTTATTAAACTTCTATAAGTGTACACAAGCTCAATATGATGCTATAGGTACTAAAGATCCTAAAACATTATACTTAATTACAGCATAGATGCCTATAAACTTATTCAATAATCCTTTAGCCTCAATTAAATTGGGAGCCAGTAGTATTTTAAAAGGATATATTGGTAACAGTCAAATATTTCCTAATGATGCGGAAATAACGGCAGCAGCATTTACTAATGCTAATATAGCTAATACAGGAGGCAATACTCCTTATGTTGTATCTGGTGAGATAGGTGCTTCGTTTACTTTAACAGGTAGTACAGGAGCTACGGCACCTTCAGGAACACAAGTTATATCAACTAGTCCTACGACATATCAAATAGCTATAGCTGATCAATCTACAACATGTGGAGCTTTAGCAAGAAACTCTCAAGTTTTAATAACACCTCAAGGTAATACTACTTTAGCTAGCGGTTTAAGTAATACAGACACTATAACACAAGCTGCTGGACCTGCGTTAACTAATAATACAGGTATAGCAATGACAGCTAGTATAACAGGTGTTGGACCAACGGTTACAGTTGGCGGTGTATTAAAATGGACTGCTGGAGCATACTTTGATGTTACTTTAAACTATACAGGGTATGGTAGTCAAGGCCAAACAGCTTTAGATTACATACAATTTACATGTGAAGATGATAGTGGTAATCATAATGTATTGACACCTAGTAATACAACAAGTCCTTATTATTATAACACAGGTTCTGGTTTTTCAAGTAATGGTATTTTAAGATATGGAGGTGTTAATGGGGCTGCAGGTGGTAACCCTGCAACACAAACTTATAAGTTTAGATTAACTTTAAATGCTGGTCAAACAACTAGATATGTTTTAGTTAATATGGCTTATGGAAATGCTACGTGCATAAACACAACACCAGCACCACCATCTGCTTTACAAAAATTCCCTTGATAAAATAATATGGCAAGAATAAAACTATATCCTAACGATACTACTATTGAAGGTGGTGATAAATTAGTTGGGACTGATATAAACGGTAATGCTACAAAAAATTACCAGATAGAAGAACTTGCTCAATATTTTGAACAAACAGGTAATGCACTTTTTCAATATAACTTTGCTGGTACATATACTAGCGAGACTATTGATACTGGTGAATATAGATATCAAGTTGATCCATCAGCACCAACTGTTTATGGTTGGGCTAATATAACTGGTATTGCAATAAGTAGATATAATAGAAATGGTGAGGATGTAACTCCTATGATACCTTTTCTAGTTAATCAGCTTATTAAAATCACTGATATAGGTACATCTGAAAGCTTAGGGTATGGTCTTTTTAAAGTTAAAAGTTCTACAACATTAAGTAATGGTGCTGCATACTTGTTAACATTTACATTTAAAGGTGCTTCAAGCACAGTAGGCAATAGTGTAATATCAATACAGCCTTTTGGCGGTCAAGACTATGAATATGATGAAGAAATACCAGTAGCAACATCAACATGGGAGATAAATCATAATTTAGGTAGATTTCCAAGTATAACTACAGTAGATTCAGCAGGTAGCGAAATTACAGGCGCTGTAACTTACAATAATGAAAACAAAATAACAGTAGTATTCAATTCCGCAACAAGTGGTAATGCGTATTTAAACTAAACAAAAATGGCAATAAATTTTTTAAACAATCTTGATCTAAACAAGAATCAGCTACAAAATGCTGTAATACAGGTTTTAGGCACAGCGCCTTCAAACCCTGTATCTGGCCAGATATATTATGACTCTTCGGATAATAATGTATATTACTATAATGGTACTGCATGGACATCATTCTCTGGTGATATTACTGAGATAACAACAAGTACTGCAAATCAATTAACCGTAACAAATGGTGCTGGGCCTATAGTTCAACTAGCTGTTATTACAGCTACAGTTGCAAACAATAGTACTGCGCTTGCTACAGGTGATCAAATATATGACTTTGTAATAGGTACACCTATAAGTTCATTGGCAGCAGCAAATGCTAATGTTGATATGGGTAGTAATAAAATTATTAGTGTTACTGATCCTACATCTGCACAAGATGCAGCTACAAAAGCATATGTTGACAATGCTGTAGTTGGTGGTTTAACTTACAAAGGTGGTTATGATGCTACTACAAATACACCTGACTTAGATTCATCAACAAGTGCAGCTACATATACTATAACAGTATCAAATGCTTCTGGTGCTAATAAATACTACGTAGATGGTATACAGCAGCAAACTTTAACATTAATAGAAGGAACTTCATATACTATAAATCAAGATGATGCTAGTAATGCATCACATCCACTAATATTAAGTACATCAGCTGTTGCAGCGGGCGTTTATAGCACTGGCGTAACATATACTTTAGATGGTTCTACAGTAACTTATACTAATTATATAAGTGGATTTGCAGCAGCAACTCAAAGAAGACTTACAGTTACGTTGGCAGCAGGTGCACCAAGTTTAAGTTATATATGTTACTACCATCAAAACATGGGTAACAGCGTTAGTGGTGGTAATATAGCTATAGCTGTTGGTGACACGTATACTGTAACTGCAGATGGTTTATTCTTCTCAGAACAAGTAAGAATAGGTGACTTTTTAATTGCGGAAGTAGCAACGGCCGCAGCAGCTGGTAGCGCATTGGCTAATTGGACAGTTGTTCAGAGTAATATAGACATAGCTACCGCAGCGGCCACTTCAGGTGCTGCTATAAAAGGTATATCTGGTTATGACTCTGCAGATTTTACTGTAGACACAGCTGGTTGGGTACAGCTTTCAAATAAGACATTTACAGCATCAATAGGTAATGGATCAGCTACATCATATACCATTACACACAATTTAAATAGTTTTGATGTTATAGTACAACTTTATGATTTATCAACTTATGATACGGTATATGCTGATGTTGTAAGAACAAGTGCTAATATTGTAACAGTAAGCTTTACAACAGCACCAACAACAAATGATATAAGAGTACTTATTCAAGAAATATAATTTATGGCTTCAAAGTTTAAAAGTTCAGTAGAAATTGATGGTTATCTATCAATATCAAGCGGGAACTGGATACAAGTACCAGATGGTACTACTGCCCAGCGCCCAGGTTCGCCTGCGGTTGGTATGTTTAGATATAATACTACTACAGCTGAATTTGAAGGATACTTTGGTTCAACTCCAGCTTGGGGTGCTATAGGCGGTGGCGGTGGTACAGTTACTGAAGCATTTAAAACTTTTGCAGTCTCAGGACAATCAAGTATTGTAGCAGATGGTCCTACAGACACTTTAACAGTGGCAGCTGGTAATAACATCAGTCTAACTACAGATGCCGCAACAGACACGCTAACAATTGCATCTACAGGAGGATCTGGTGGTGGTACAGTAACAATACAGAGAAATAACTATACTGGTGACGGTTCAACAGTGGCATATGGTGTTTCATCTACAGTAGTATCAGAAAACAATATACAGATATACTTAGATGGTGTTTATCAAGACAAAGATACTTTCACAGCTACAGGAGTTACAGTAACATTTGGCACAGCACCTCCAACAGGTACTGAAATAGAAATAATGCATTATGTTGCAGTCGATGGTGTTATTGAAGTTGATGAATTTGTAGGTGATGGTACAACAACTAATTTTTCTACATCACTTTCCATAATTAACGAAGATGCAACAACAGTATTTGTAAGTGGTGTTTATCAGTCTAAGTTAACATATCAAACTACAGGTAATGTAGTATCATTTACAACAGCACCACCTAATGGTGCGAATATAGAAATAGTTCATGTAAAAGCTTTAGCTTTAAGTGGATTTAATAAGAATAACTTTGTAGGTACAGGTTCTCAAACAGCATTTACTTTAAATACAACTGTTAACGAAGAGAATATGACCTTTGTGTTTTTAGAAGGTATATACCAAGATAAAAGTACGTATAGCATATCTGGATCAACACTTACGTTTACAACAGCACCTCAAAATGGCTATAATATAGAAGTAATGGTATTAGGTGCTATATCAGCATCGACTAATGCTTTATATACAGATACTTTTACAGGGGATGGATCAACAACTGATTATGCTCTTGGTATAACACCAGTAGATTTAAATGCTATTGAAGTATATTTAAATGGTTTATATCAAAACGTAAGCACTTTAACATTAACAGGTAATACAGTTACATTTGCTACAGCACCACCTACTGGTGTTGTAATAGAGATTAGATCTGTGGGGTTTTTAAACTCAGGTGGTACATTAGCCCCTGCAACTTTAACAGGTGGCGTAGGTATTAATATAACTACAAATTCTCCTAATAACTTCACAATAGCTAATACTTTAGGTGGTGGTGTTGATTGGGATACAAATATTAAAACAGCAACATTTTCAGCTAACCCAGGTCGTGGTTATATAGTTAATACAACAGCTGGTGAAGTTACAATAAATTTACCAGCAGGTGTTCCAGGTAATATTGTTGCAGTGCAAGATTATGCAGGTACATTTGATACTAATAAACTAATTATAAGTTCAAATGGATCTGAAGCGATACAAGGTTCAACTACTATAGACGGTGAATGTACTACTGAAAATGCCACAGTATATTTATTATACCAAGATTCAACTCAAGGATGGACATCACAAGACGTTAGTTTAATTCCACAAACAATAAATGTTAGTTATTTAGTTGTTGCAGGAGGTGGATCTGGGGGTGCTGATTCTAACTCTGGTGGCGGTGGCGCTGGTGGACTTAGAACTTCATATGGAAATGCTTCAGGTGGAGGTGGAAGTGCTGAATCTACTTTAACGTTAAACCCTGGCACAAGTTATACAGTAACAATTGGTGCCGGAGGCGCAAGTGCTTCTCCTGGTGTTTATCCAGCTAGTTTGGGTAATGATGGTAATAATTCAGTTTTTTCAACTATAACATCTACAGGTGGCGGTGGTGGTGCTGGTCAAAACGGCACTCCTTCTGGAAAATCTGGTGGTTCTGGAGGTGGAGGTGGTTACATGAACCAATCTGGTGGTTCTGGTACAGCTAATCAAGGTTTTGCAGGTGGACAAGGCTCAAATTCATCTCCTTATCCCGCTGGTGGTGGTGGTGGTGCTTCAGAAGCTGGTAATACTGATGGATTAGCTTACGGAGGAGATGGCTTAAGTGTTAGCATAACTGGTTCAGCTGTATTTTATGCTGGTGGTGGTGGCGGTAGTGTGTCAGCTGGGGCTGGTAACAATGGCGGCCCTGGTGGTGATGGTGGCGGCGGTGAAGGAGCTGGTGATACAGCTAATTCAGCCGGAACAGCAAACACTGGCGGCGGCGGCGGAGGATATGGTAATGCCAGTTCAAACGGTGCAGCTGGTGGATCTGGTGTTGTGATACTACGTTATAGTAATGTATTTGTGCCTACAATACCAGCTGGTTTAACAGCCACAACAACTACATCAGGATCTGATAAAATAACAACATTTACAGCAGGAACAGGAAATATATCATTCTAATGGCATTAACAAAATTAACAAAAAACTTAATAGACGGAACTTTTGGTACTGAATGGGTATCAACCATCCAGACAAGTAATTTTACAGCTGAAGCTGCAAAAGGTTATTTTGTTAATACTACCTCGGCAGAAATAACAGTTACTTTACCAGCAGGAGTAGTTGGTAACGAAGTTATTATACAAGACTATGCTGGTACATTTGCAGCTAACAAAGTGATATTTGCTTCTAATGGTTCTGAAAAAATACAAGGAACAACTGATGATTATAAATGTGTAACAAACAATGCAACTGTAAATTTAGTTTATCAGGACGCTACAAAAGGCTGGACAGCTGATAATATTGCGTTAATTGCCGGTCCAGTAACGGCTAATTATTTAGTAGCCGCAGGCGGTGGCGGTGCATCAAACGGTGGTGGTGGAGCTGGCGGTTATAGAACAGGATCTTTAACTTTAACCGCAGGAATTAGTGCGGTAGTTACAATAGGAGCTGGAGGTGGCGGTGCACTTCAGAATACAAATAATGCATCACAAGGTTCAGATTCAGTATTTAGTACTATTACATCAACCGGCGGTGGTGGTGGTATTAAAAACTATGACGGCGCAACCACAAACGCAGATGGTGGTTCTGGTGGCGGTGGTGGTGGTTATCCAGTAGCTAGAGCCGGATCAGGTAATACGCCTTCAACAACCCCCTCACAAGGTAATGATGGTGCAGGAGGTACTTATGGAGCTAACTATTCTGGAGGCGGTGGCGGCGGTGCTGGTGCGGCTGGAACAGCAGGTGTAGGTACAACTGCAGGAAGTGGTGGTGTTGGTGCAACTACAACAATTATAAGCACATCAGAAGCAGGCGTATATAGTGTTGGTGAAGTAAATGGAGGTTCTGTATATTTTTCAGGAGGTGGCGCTGGAGGATCTAAAAATGATACTGCTGGATATACACCAGGAACTGGAGGACTTGGTGGTGGTGGTAATACGGCAGCATCAAGGCCAGCTGGGGGACAAGCGGGGACTACAAATACAGCTGGTGGCGGTGGTGGTCCTGCTTATTTAGGGCTTTATACATCAACGGAATCAGGAGGAAATGGCGGATCAGGCACTGTTATACTAAGATACCCAGCGGCTAATACATTAACAAAATCCGCAGGACTAACAGGAGCTATTGATATTACATCTGGCTCTGAAAAAATAGCAGTATTTACAGCAGGAACAGGAAATATACAATTTAACTAATAATATGGCACATTACGCATTTTTAGATATGGCTAACGTAGTAACCGAAGTAATAGTAGGTAGAGACGAAGGCGATACAAATACAAACTGGGAACTAGAATACCAAGATGTAAGAAAACAAGTTTGTAAAAGAACTTCTTACAATACAAGTGGTGGTGTACACTCAGGTGATGGTACTCCATATAGAAAAAATTATGCAGGTATAGGATATACTTATGACTATGCTCGCGATGCATTTATTCCACCTAAACCATATGCTAGCTGGACGCTAGATGAAACATCATGTTTATGGCAAGCACCAGTTGAGTATCCAGATGATGGAGAAAGATATACATGGGATGAAGAAAATCAAGAGTGGGATTTAATAACAGAATAAATGGCTCAAACTAAACCTAAGGCAGGACAATTTTATGGCGTATCAGATAACGGTACAGACGGTCAGTTTTTAAAGGCTGATGGTACAGGTGGCATGTCTTGGGCATCAACTATTCTTGATCCTACAATAACATCTATTGATTATCCTGGAACTCAAACAGCTGCAGATCCCGCAGGAGGTGAAAGTGTTATTATTAATGGTACATTATTTGCTTCAGGTATAACTTGTACAGTAGGTGGTACGTCAGCTGTTACAGCTTTTAATTCTGCTACACAAATTACAATTACTACACCAGCTAAAGCAGCTGGTCAATATACTGTAGCGGTAACAAACCCAGATGGTGGTACAGTTTCACAAGCAAACTTTATACAATATAGCGGTGTACCAGTGTGGTCAACAGCTTCAGGTAATATAGGTAGTGTTCAATCAGGATCCACAGCTTCTTTTCAAGTAACAGCTACAGAAGGCAGTGATACTATAGAGTACGCTGTAACCACAGGTACTTTACCAACAGGTTTATCTTTAGCAACAGCTACAGGAGCTATTACAGGTACAGCAGGTTCTGTATCAGCGTCTACAACAACAACATTTAGTATTACAGCTACAGATGATGAAAATCAAACTAGTTCTGCTAGATCATTTAATATAACTGTAACTCCTGATCTTCCTAGTAATCATTTTACCCCTGTTATATGGTCTGGAAACGGTTCAAGCACTAGGTCTATATCTACTGGTTTTGAATCTGATATGATTTGGATTAAAAGTAGAAATTACGTTAATAATCATTTTCTTCTTGATAGCGTTAGAGGTAAAGATGGAGGTACAACTTATGAAAATGTGTATCCTAATCTTAATAGCGCTCAAGCTAATGACAGTGGAATAACTGCAATTGGTTCAACTAGTTTTACAACTGGAAGTTCCAGATATGCATCTAATGATTGGGTTGCATGGGCTTGGAAAGCTGGAGGAGCTCCTGTAGCAAATACTGATGGAACTATAACAAGTCAAGTTAGTGCTAATACTACTTTAGGATTTAGCATTTCTAAATATACAGGAAATGGAACAAGTGGTGCAACTTTTGGGCATGGTTTAGGAAGCCAAGTCAATATATCTATGGTTAAAAGAACAGATTCGACAGGATATTGGTATGTATATTCATCTTTTTTATCTGCTAATAATAATTTATATTTAAATACAAGTGATGCACAACAAGCAGATGGTGTTATGTTAGGCGGAAATACTACAACTGTTTCTATAAGTGCAAGTTCGTCTGTAAACGCTAGTGGCGGAGAGTATATAGCATATAATTTTGCATCAAAACCAGGTTTTAGTAAAGTAGACTATTATGCTGGTAATGGTACAACAAGCCATATAATACAAACAGGATTTGAACCTGCATTCTTAATGATAAAAGGTTATACACATGGAGGTGGATGGGTTATGTTGGATAATAAAAGGAATTCAAGTAATCCAAGAGACAATGTTCTTTACGCTGAAGCTAGCGGCGCTGAACAGGTAAATGATATTTATGCTAAAGCAAACTTTCTGTCTAATGGATTTGAGCTTTTAACTAATGACTCAGGCATTAATATGAGTGGTAGGTCTTACATCTACTTAGCTATAGCTGCAGACGGCTCTACAACAACACCTAGTTTAGCTAATAGTTTTAACGCAGAAACATATTCTGGAACAAATAGTGCACAATCTACTAATTCTTTATCAAATCAATCAGGTACAATAAGTTTTAAACCCGATTTAATTTGGTTTAAAAATAGAACAGGTGCTTATCCATATCAAATTTATAATAGTATAAGAGGTGTGAACAAATTTTTAAATTCTGGAGTAGCTACTACAATCGGAGGTTACACAGGAACAGGAGCAGAGTTTGATGATAGTGGTTATGATTTAATGAGTTATGATAGTAATGGTTTTACTTTAGGAGCTTCAGCTTTTGGAAGTGTTAATGAAAGTGGGTTTAATAGTGTTGCTTGGTCTTGGAAAGCTGGGGGATTAGCATCTATAAACACAGATGGATCTATTACAAGTTTAGTTTCAGCAAATCAAGCTGCTGGATTTAGTATTGTGAATTATACAGGAGAAAGTCAATCAAGCGCAACAATAGGACACGGATTAAGTTCTGCACCTGAAATGTATATTGTAAAATCTTTATCTACTGGGGATTGGTGGACATATAACAAGTATTTAAATGGAGGAACAAATCCTGCTAATTACTTTATTAGATTAAATTCAACCGCTGCGGAGAGTTTAAATTCAGGTTCGCCCCCGTCTATATTTGCAGGAACAGAGCCAACAAGTACAGTTTTTAGTATTGGAGCATCGATAAACACTTCTAATGGTTTTATAGCCTACTGTTTCACATCAATTCCAGGTTATAGCAAAGTGGGCTCTTATACTGGAACATCAAGCGCTAATTCAATTACAACAGGTTTTGAACCTTCGTTTATTATGATTAAAAGAACTGATGCTGCTGGTTCTTGGGTTATTATGGATAGCGCAAGAGGAATGGGATCAAATGCATATGCTTTATTTCCAAATTCAGCTGCAGCAGAAAGTAACGCTTGGAATACCGCATTTACAAGTACAGGATTTACAATTTCATCAGCTGAAACCTGGGTTAATGCATCTGGAGGAACTTATATTTACTTAGCAATAAAAGAAAATTAATAAAAAATGGCTTTAACAAAAGTAACAAGTAACGTATTAAATGACGACGCAGTCACAACATCAAAAATAGTCAATGCTAATGTAACTTCTAGTAAATTAGCTGCGGCTAGTGTTACCAGCACTAAAGTAGGTACTGAATTTACAACAGCTACTGCTTTAACACCAGCGGCTACAATTGATGTAGATTATACAGCAGCTCAAGTATTTACATTAACACCTAATGCTAATACTACACTTAATATAACTAATCCTGTGATCGGTGTAACTAAAGCTATAGTTGTAACCGGTGCAGGCGGTTCATATACAGTAGGTTTTACAGTTGGCGGATCAGCAGGTACATTTAATAAAATATCTGGTGACTATAGTGATACTGCAGCTGCTAAAAACTTTATACAAATCACATGTGTAGGTGCCACTGAATTTTGGTATACTATATCACAAATAGCTTAAAGTATGTTTGGACAAAGTCTGTTATCAGCTTTTGGAATTGCGTGTACAACGGACACAGATCAGTTATTTACAGCACCTACATCAACTGCTTCTGTAGCTACATATGAATTGAATAGTAATGCTAATTCAATACCTTATAATCAATCAGCTACATCTATAGCTACGTATCAGTTAAATAATGCTACGACTTCTATACCAAGCAATACATATCCTGGTACAGCCAGCAATATAACGTATGCCGCTGGTAAGTTTGGTAATGCTGCTGTATTTAATGGCAGCAGTAGTGTTATTACTTTACCTTTGTCAAATTGGTTAGCTTCTACTTCTGCAAAATCTTGTTCTGTGTGGTTTAAAACTTCAGTTACGTCAGGAGGAAATAGAGCTATTGTTTCAGATTATGGTGATGGTTCAGCATTTAATTTTGACTGCTTTTTAAAACCATCAAGCGGTAAAATTGAAATTTCATCAAGGAGAGGAACAAACTATTATGCTGACAGCAGTAGTGGTAATTTTAATGATGGTAATTGGCATTTAGCTGTTATAGTGGATGACATACCTAATTCTAGCTTAAAACTTTATGTAGATGACAATTTAGAAGTATCAATTTCAACTGGCTCTGCATCAATAAACTCTTCAGTTCTTTACGTTGGAACATATAGTTCAGGTTATTATTTCGATGGTTCAATAGACCAAATAAGAATCTTTGACAAAGCATTATCTTCTACAGAGCGAACTACTCTATATAATGAAACAACTACAACAGCACAAAGCGCTAGCATAAGTTATCCAGTTTCTTATAATGGTACAGCTAGTAATATAACTTATGCAGCAGGAAAATTTGGTAATGCTGCTGTATTTAATGGGAGTAATAGTACAATAACAATATCCCCGCCGGGAGCCCAAGCATTTAATTTTACAACTCCTACAAGTTTAAGCGTATGGGTTAATAGAAATACAACAAATAGGGATTTTATCATAGATAAAGGCAATGGTTCAAGTGGAAGCTATGGTTGGCAGTTTGAATATAATTACTCAGAATATGTTTTTCAATTAAACAATACCGCAGGGGGAATCATGGATCTTCGAGCAACTGCTTCTGGTACTGGAAGTTGGGAGCATATTGTAGTTACTTATGATTCAAACCAAGTTGGAAAAATTTATTTAAATGGAGTATTAAAGGCTACAGATACGATGTCAGGAACTGTATCCTTTAATACAAATGGTGTAACAATAGGAAAATATAGTTTAGCTTCTGGATATGAGTTTGATGGAAAGTTAGACCAAATAAGATTTTTTAATACAGCCTTACCACAATCAGCTGTAACAGCTTTGTATAATGAAACAACTACAACAGCACAAAGTAATAATATAGATTATCAGCTCGCAAACCCTAACAGCGTTGCATATTATAAAATGTCAGATGCTACAGATCAGTTAGGTAATTACAATGGTACAGCTACTAATGTTAACTTTAACACTGAAGGTAAGTTTGGATTTGCTGGAGCGTTTAATGGTAGTAGCAGTGTTATAACATTACCAGCTGCCTTTAGTAGTACTTATGAGGGCTCTACAACGTGGAGTTTTTCCGCCTGGGTTGATGTAAATAGTTCAAATGCCGATAAAAATTTCTTTACAAAATATAACTCATCAGTTCAAGTTGGAGGAATTCAAATTGGTACAGATGCTTCTGGTTATTTAAACTTTTTTGTAGCAGATACTTCTGATAATAGACAACATAATAGAGGTAATACAGCATTAAGCACAAATACTTGGCATCATATTTGCGTTATTTGGTCAAGTGGAACGATGTACTTATATTTAAATGGCAGTGCAGAAACATTAACTAATTTATCTAATACATATACAGGTTCTACTATCCCAACCACCACTACAAGTTCTACAAAATCAAATAGATTTGGAGCCATTACTTACTCAAATGGGAGCACATCGTATTCTGATATAAAATTAGACCAAATAAGGATATACGACTCAGCACTATCAGCAGCTAATGTATCTACACTTTACAAAGAAGTTGAATGTGAACCAGCAGCTATAAATGCTTTAGATCACTTTAATACTGTTTTATATACAGGTAATGGCGCAAGCTCAAGATCAATTACAGGCGTAGGATTTGCCCCAGATTTTACTTGGACTAAAAAAAGAGGTCCATCTACGGCAAATCACTTATTACAGAATATAGTTAATGGCGCAGGAACAGGTTCTGCTTTATATTCTGCATCAAATGGCGCAGCGGGAAGTATAGACCAATATGGTTATATATCTGCATTTGGTACAGACGGGGTTACTTATCAAGCTGGAAGCAGTGGTAGTTATCCTAGTGATTTAAATAATGAAAATAATTCTACATACGTAGCTTGGAACTGGAAAGCACCTTTAGCTAATTTATCAACTGGCTTTAATGGTAGTAATAGTGATATTATTATATCTGGGTTATCATCTATGTTTTCTACAAAAGCAACATTTAGTGTTTCACTTTGGTTTAAAACTACAGCTACAGGTAACAGAGCTTTGTTTGATGATTATACTAGTAATAATTATAATATACAATTATATTTATATAATGGTATAGTTAATGTGGCAACAAGATTTAGCGGTGGAGATAGCAATATGACAGCTTCATCAACAACATATAATGACGGTAATTGGCATCATGTAGCGGTAACATCTAATCAAACCACATATAATACATATATAGATGGAGGATCTCCAACTACTTGGACAGCTAGCTCAAATTCTCATAGCGGACAAACTCCAACAGTAACAACAGGTGCAAGCCAAGGTGGTACAGTTAATTTTTTTAGTGGGGAAATAGCTCAATTAAGAATATTTAATGACACATTAACCTCAAGTGAAGCAGCTGATTTATATACAGAACCAGCTGCAAGTAATAATACGTTAAACTATCCTGCAGGTGCAGGCTGTATTGCAGCTTATCCACTACAAACAAATGCAGTAGATTTAAGTGGTAATTATAGCGGCGCATCTAGTAATGTAACATTTGGTCAGCCAGGTTATTTAACTGGTAATACTGATGGTACAATACCAAGCACAGTTGCTGCTAATGTAGATGCTGGATTTAGTATTGTTAGCTGGACTGGTAATGGTAATGATGCAACTGTAGGAACAGGATTAGGTCAACAGGCTGAACTTGTAATCACAAAAGGTACAGCAAACCTTGCGACGTACAACTCGTGGATTACTTATCATAAAGATTTATCAACTAACTATCACTTGTATTTAAACACTTCAGATTCACAGCAAAATGGCGCTGGAGATTATTTTAGAGATTCTGCATTTACTTCTGAAGTATTTGGTCTTGGAAATGATATTTACGGTCCTAATGTAAGTGGCACAAATATGATAGCCTATTGTTTCACTTCAATACCGGGTTATAGTAAAGTGGGCTCTTATATTGGACAAACCGCTGGAGTTACTATTTACACTGGGTTTCAACCTAGATTTATAATGGTTAAAGCAAGTCAAGCAACTTACCCAGAAAATTGGGCTATTCTTGATGCGGTAAGAGGTAGTGGAAAATGTTTAAACCCTAATTTAAGTAACGCAGAAACTGATAGTACGTTAAATACATTTACAACAACAGCTACAGGATTTTCGTTTCCAAATCAAAACATTGCTGATGCAATGTTAAATGAAAATGGTTATAAATATATATTTTTAGCAATAGCTTAAATTAAATAAAATGAGTGAAAAAAAGAAACCTTTTAAAGATACAGGTGTCGGACGATTTTTAATTGAAAAGGCACCAAGTATTCTAGGAATGGTCGGCGACGCAATATTGCCGGGAAATGTAATATCAGAACTAATTAGTGGTAACTCTCAGCTTTCAGAAGGCGATAAACAAGTTGCACTAGAAAAGTTAAGAATAGAAAGAGCCGAAATTGATGGCACAACCAAAAGATGGGTAGCAGATGCTCGAAGCGGTAACTGGCTTGCGTCCAACGTCCGACCATTGGTTCTTGTATTTTTAACAATATCATATGTTATAGGGTGGTACGCCGGCTATTCACTGGAATCAGTGACTTCATTATTAACTATAGTCATAGGAGGCTATTTTGGTTCTCGCGGCGTCGAGAAGGTATTTGGAAATAATAAACATAAACAATGATAGAACAAGATTTTAAGATCTTTGGAATAAACGTAGGAGCAATGATATTTTCAGTAATACCTGAAATAAATACAGTACTACAGACAGTAGTTTTATTGTTATCAATAGGATACACAATACTAATGATATTAAAGAAATCAAAAGAATAATACAATGAAACATTTTAATGAATCTGAATTTAATAACTTTGACAAAATGGACCCTAAGCTTCTTGAGATGCTAGATGATCTTAGAGAAGCATATGGATATCCAATTACATTAACATCAACATACAGATCACCTCAACATCCAATAGAGGCGCGTAAGTCTAAACCTGGTGAGCATACTTATGGTGCAGCTGTAGATATGGCTTGTTCAGGAGGTGAAGCTACTTATAGGTTAGTTAAAGCTGCAATTGAAGTAGGTTTTAAAAGAATAGGTATAAGTAGAAAAAACAACTTTGTTCATGTAGGTATAGGTTATGATGGCGCTCCGCCAATGACCATATGGACATACTAAATTAAATTAAATGGCAAAATTAATACGTAAGATCAGTATTGGTACTGACTACAAAAACGAAGCAATGCATTACTCTGTAGGACAAGAAGTTTATGGAGGACATACTATTTCAGATATACTAGAAGAAGATGGTTCTTTTAAAATATTTATAACTAAAAACAAAGAAGTACTACCGTGGAAACATTTTAATTCTAACATGGCAGTATCTGTTGAATATAACTTAGATTATTAATGCAGGCACTTTTTGATTATATTATATCTACTGAAAATCGTTACAATAACGTAGTTGATGTTGATGACAAAAAATTAGTTGTTAATACAGAGATTACAGAAAGAGATTACATGTTTGTTAATCGTATTGGTAAAGTTGTTAGTGTTCCAGCTGGTATAAAAACAGAAGTAGAAGTAGGGGATGAAATAATTGTTCATCATAATGTTTTTAGAAGATGGTTAAACCAACAACAGCAAGAACGTAATTCTGCTAGTTATCTTGATGAAGACAAATATACTGTAGGAACAGATCAAGTTTTTGCATGTAAAAAAAATAATAAGTGGGTTGCACTACCTGGATATTGCTTTGTAAAGCCTATAAAAATAAAAGATAAATGGGCGCTTGATACAGACGAAAATTTAAAAGGGGAGCTAGCATACACAAACAGCCAATTAAGTTCATTAGGAGTGTCTATAGGAGACGTGGTAGGGTTTACACCTAACTCTGAATATGAATTTAATATTGAAGGTCAAAAACTTTATAGAATTTTATCAAATCATATAACTATTAATTATGGACCGAAGAAAAAGAATAATAGAAGCAGCGGAAAAAGCATTGATTGAACTTGAAAAAGTTATTAAACAAAAAATTGATTTATCTGAATTAGATCCTGAAAAAGCAAAAACAGCAGCTCAAGCTAAGTGGGTTGCAATAGAAGATTCATTAAAAATTATAGAAAAAATTGAAGAGTTATCTGATAAAAAATCTAGCAAAGAATCTCATACTTTTTTAGGTGTTGAAAATAGAATCAAATAATGTACAAACAAACGCTTTATAAAATACACAATACTCATTTATCTGATAAAAAAATTAAGCATCTTAATAAACATAAGAAGTTTGAATATGGATACAATGAAGATTTAGACTGTGTTGTAATAAGTAAAGACGGTACAATAGGTGATATATATGAAATACAAGGTCTTAAGGTGGCAATACCTAAAACTCCAGATGCAATAGATGGAGAAGACTTAAAGCAGTCAGATCAATTTTTTAAAATAAAAAACAAACCTGAATCTTTAAATAAAATAAAAAGCATATATGACTTTCAATCCTATCCCGAAGATATTAAAGAAAAATACTACAAATATATTGATAGTGAGTTTAATTATCGTAATGATGGGTATTGGTTCATGTGCAACGGTTCCGCGAACTACATTACAGGATCGCACTATGTCTATCTCTCTTGGACAAAGATCGACGTGGGAGCACCAGATTTTAGGCAGGCAAACAGAATCTTTTATTACTTTTGGGAGGCATGCAAGGCAGATAAGAGATCTTATGGAATGTGCTACCTCAAGAATAGACGGTCTGGCTTTAGCTTCATGGCATCCTCAGAGACTGTTAACTTGGCAACAACTTCCAAGGACTCTAGATTTGGGGTTTTATCTAAAACTGGAGCAGATGCAAAGAAGATGTTTACAGACAAGATTGTACCCATATCAATCAACTATCCATTTTTTTTCAAACCAATACAGGATGGGATGGAACGACCGAAGACGGAGCTTTCCTATAAAATACCGTCAAGAAGACTTACCAGAAACGCCATTAAAGAAACCTATAGTCAGGAGGAATTTGGGCAGGGGCTCGATACCACGATCGACTGGAAGAACACGGGAGACAACTCGTACGATGGGGAGAAGTTACAACTCCTCGTCCATGATGAATCGGGTAAATGGGAGAGGCCGGACAACATACTCAACAACTGGAGGGTCACAAAAACGTGCCTCAGGCTCGGTGCCAGAGTAGTTGGTAAATGCATGATGGGATCAACATCTAATGCTTTAAACAAAGGTGGAGATAACTTTAAAAAATTATTTTATAATTCAAATGTCACAAATAGAAACCGCAATGGCCAGACTACAAGTGGATTATATTCTTTGTTCATACCTATGGAGTGGGGATACGAAGGGTTTATTGACAAGTACGGATATCCTGTCTTCGACACACCATCAGAACCGATTGAAGGAATTGATGGAGAAAAAATTTTTACGGGAGTCATTGATCATTGGGAAAATGAAGTAGAAGGATTAAAAAGAGACAGCGATGCTTTAAATGAATATTACAGACAATTTCCAAGATCTGAAAAGCACGCTTTTAGAGATGAAACAGTTAATTCATTATTTAATCTAACTAAAATATACGAGCAAATAGATTTTAACGAAGAGATGGCTATTAAAGGTTATGTTGTTCGTGGAACTTTTGCTTGGCAAAATGGTATAAAAGATACTAAAGTTATATGGGTACCTACTAAAAACGGTAGGTTTAAAATATCTTGGATACCACCAGATAATATACAAAATAATATAATTACAAAAAATGGTATTAAATATCCTGGTAATGATGGCTTCGGAGCCTTCGGATGCGATAGTTATGATATCAGCGGTACTGTTGGGGGTGGTGGGTCTAATGGTGCTCTTCACGGATTAACTACTTTTTCTATGGTAAACGATGTGCCTAATACTAAGTTTTTCTTAGAATATATAGCACGACCACAGACAGCAGAAATATTTTTTGAAGAAGTATTAATGGCATTAGTATTTTACGGTATGCCAATACTTGCAGAAAATAATAAACCAAGATTATTATATCACTTAAAAAGAAGAGGTTATAGAGGTTATTCAATGAATAGACCTGATAAACTCTTAGGTAATTTATCTAAAACAGAAATAGAATTAGGAGGTATACCAAATACATCTGAAGATATAAAACAAGCTCATGCCGCTGCTATTGAGTCTTACATAGAGGATTATGTAGGACGTAAAGAAGAAAATCATGGTAGTATGTATTTTCAAAAAACATTAGAAGACTGGGCAAGATTTGATATATCTCGAAGAACATCTCATGATGCATCAATAAGTAGTGGACTTGCAATCATGGCTTGTAGAAAACACATGTATAGGCCTAATATGGAAAGAACAAATAAAAAAATAGATTTTCGTTTTGCTAAATATAAAAACGATGGATCAATGAGTAAGATAATACAATAAATATGGCAATAACAACAGGACAACTTCCTACACAATTTCCGAGTCAAGCTGTCTCAGATGAAGAAAAAATGTCTTCTGAATATGGTCTATCGGTTGGAAGAGCTATTGAACAAGAATGGTTTAATAGAGATAATAACCCAGGCATGTATTATCAAGTAAGCGAAGAGTTTAATAGACTAAGATTATATGCAAGAGGTGAACAATCTATTAAAAAATATAAAGATGAATTTGCTACAAATGGTGATTTATCTTATTTAAATTTAGACTGGAAACCTGTACCTATAATACCTAAGTTTGTAGACATAGTTGTTAATGGTATGCAAGATAGACTGTATGACATAAAGGCTTTTGCACAAGATCCTATATCAACAGGAAAAAGAACTCAATTTGTTAATGATATTACTAGAGATATAAATGCTCAAGAAATGTTAAAACAAGTAGAAGCTCAATTAGGTGTTAATGCTAGAAATGTTCCAGAAGAAGATTTACCTCAAAACACTGAAGAGCTAGAGCTTTACATGCAATTAGGATATAAGCAAGGTATAGAAATAGCAGAAGAGCAAGCAATTAACAATGTTTTTTTATCAAACAAATATCCTCAAATAAAAAAACGAGTTGATTATGATTTAGCGGTTTTAGGAATAGGTGCTGTTAAAAATACTTTTAATAATACTGATGGTATAAAAGTGGACTATGTAGATCCAGCTAATTTAGTTTGGTCTTATACAGATGACCCTAATTTTGAAGATTGTTATTATTTTGGTGAAATAAAAAGAATACCGGTAAATGAACTTAAAAAACAATTTCCAGATTTACCAAATGAAGAAATAGCAGAGTTTGTTAAAAAAGGTTCTAACTGGGTTAATTACAATAAAGATCATTTTAACAGAAACAGAAACAGTGAAATAGATAATAATAATACATTAACTGTATTATACTTTAATTGGAAAACTTGGGAAAATAATGTTTATAAAATTAAAGAAACATCTACAGGTGCCGACAAAGCTATATTAAAAGATGATACATTTAATCCACCTCAAGATAAAAGAACAAGATTTGAAAGAGTAGCTCAAGCTAGAGAGGTAATATATGAAGGAGCTTATATATTAGGTAGTAACATTTTACTTGAATGGAATAAGGCTACAAATATGATAAGACCTAGTTCTAATACTAACAAAGTATTAATGAACTACACGGTATCAGCTCCAAGAATATACAAAGGTAATATAACATCTTTGGTATCTAAAATGACGCCTTATGCTGATTTAATACAGCTTACACATTTAAAACTTCAACAAGCTATTCAAAGAATGGTTCCATCAGGTGTATTTTTAGATGCAGATGGTATTGCAGAAGTTGATTTGGGTAATGGTACAAATTATAATGCTCAAGAAGCATTAAACATGTATTTTCAAACAGGTTCTATCATAGGTAGATCATTGACAGTTGAAGGAGATCAAAATCCTGGTAAAGTTCCTATTCAAGAGCTTCCAGGAAGTACCGGCAATCAAATACAAGTTTTAATAGGTGCTTACAATAATTACATTCAAATGATGAGGGATGTAACTGGATTAAACGAAGCTAGAGATGGTTCTGATCCAGACCCTAATGCGTTAGTTGGTGTACAGAAACTTGCAGCAGCAAACAGTAATACAGCTACAAGACATATATTAGATAGTAGTCTATATATAACATTAGCTTTAGCTGAAGCTATATGTTTAAGGTTTAAAGATGTTTTAGAATTTCATCCAACAAAAGAAGCTTTTATAGGAGCATTAGGTCAGTTTTCTGTAGGCTCATTAGAAGAAATAAAAAACTTACATCTACATGATTTTGGTATATTTTTAGAATTAATGCCCGATGAAGAAGAAAAATCTTTATTAGAAGCAAACATTCAAATAGCTTTATCTAAAGATAGCATTAATTTAGAAGATGCTATAGATATTAGAGAAGTTAAAAATTTAAAACTTGCTAATCAATTACTTAAAATAAAAAGAGTAAGAAAACAACAAATGGATCAGCAAATGGCTCAAGCTGCTAGTGTAGCTCAAGCTGAAGCTCAAGGCGCTGCTCAAGTTCAAATAGAAGAAGCAAAAGCTCAAGCTGAACAAATTAAAACAGAATCTAAAATACAATATAGACAAGCTGATATTGAATTTGAAATAAAAAAATTAGAAGTAGAAGCTCAAACAAAAAGAGAGTTAATGCAGTATGAATATGAATTAAATGTTCAATTAAAACAATTAGAATTACAAGCTCAAAAAGAATTAACTCAAGTTAATAATCAAGGAGCAATGGAAAGAGAAAATGTAAAAGCATCTACTAAATCTGTTTCTGGGCCACCTTCATCCGGTAAGCCCTCAAAATCTTTTGAATCAAAAGGAAATGATGTTTTAGGTGGTATTGATTTAAGTAGATTTTCGCCAAAATAAATAACAACAAATATTTTATTATATATAATTATGGAAGAACAAGAAAAAGTACAAGTTAAGGTTGTTGCAGACGATAGTCCAGCACCTACAAAACAAGAACAAGAAGCTGCGGTATTAGACCAAGCAGTAGAAACCGGGGAGGTAGCATCTGAATATGGTTTACAAGACGATGGTGTTTATAAAATTAACCTGGATAAACCTCCTGTACAAAAAGAAGAAACAAATGCCATTCAAGAGCGAGAAACAAAGGAGGTATCTGTGGGCGAACGAACCGGAGATAGCAAAGAAGTGGACAAAGAGGTACGGGAGCAACCCAGTGAAGAAAATAAAACCGTTCAAACTGAAGAAAAAGTATTAGAACAAAATGATTCTCCTTTAGAATTAATTAAAGAAGATGAAGATGTTGTAGTTAAAAAAGAAGAACCTTCTATAACTACAGAACAAAAAGAAGAAATTAAGGAAGCTGAAAAACAAATGCTTCCTGAAAACGTAGATAAATTAGTTAAATTCATGGAAGAAACTGGTGGATCTTTGGAAGATTATGTTAATCTTAATAGAGACATTAGCAAGTATGACAACACTACTTTAATGCGTGAATATTACAAGAGTACAAAACCGCATTTAAATCAAGATGATATTGAGTTTATGCTTAATAAAAATTTTGGTTATGATGCAGAGACGGAAGATCCGTCAGATGTTAAAGCTAAACAATTAGCTTTTAAAGAAGAATTATTTAATGCTCAAAATCATTTTAAAACAAGTAAGGAAAAATATTATGCTGATCTTAAGTTAAGAAAGCAAAATGATATTGATCCTGAATATAAAAAAGCTTATGAGTATTATAATGAACAACAAGATTTAATAAAAGAAAGTGAAAATTTACAAAAAGATTTTTTAAATAAAACAACTAATGTTTTTTCTGACGATTTCAAAGGTTTTGATTTTAGCGTAGGAAAAAATAAATATCGTTTTAAAGTAGAAAATCCTTTACAAGTTAAAGAGTTTCAATCTGATATTAAAAATTTTGCTAATGAATTTATAGGCAAAGATGGCACTATTTCAGATGCCAAAGGCTATCACAAAGCTTTATTTGCCGGACGAAATGCAGATAAAATAGCTAATCATTTTTATGAGCAAGGCCGTGCCGATGCCATAAAAGATCAAGCTAAAGCTTCTAAAAATATAGATATGTCACCTAGAGTTGATAATTCTAGTGTTGTAAATTCAAATGGTCAAAAAGTTAAAGTTGTTTCTGGAAATGACTCTTCTAAATTGCGAGTTAAATGGAAATAAATAATTTTTAAAATCAAAACAAATGGCATTTACAGTAGGCATACCAGCCGCTTTACAACCAACCCAGAGCAAAACAATGTATCCTGGGAACTATATCGATTTTACTGATGCAAATTTTGCTCAGTGGGGTCAACAATTTTTACCTGATGTATACGAAAAAGAAGTAGAAAGATATGGAAACAGATCTATCGGTTCTTTCTTACGTATGGTATCAGCGGAGATGCCTTCCACTTCAGATCAAATAATCTGGACTGAGCAAGGTAGATTACACACACGTTATGCTAATGTTATTCCTTTAGGAAATCAAGGCGCATTACCAGGTGGAGCTGTTGCAGGAGCAATTGTAGCAGGAGCATCAGGTACAGCACTTAACTTTAGTGTACCAACTGCACAACCAAGAAGCACAGGAATTACTACAGATAAAACTGAGCCTGTAAACTTTAGAGTAGGAGAAACAGTAATGGTACAAATTCAAACTTCAGCTACATCAGCTGTTGGTGGAACTGGCGAAGTAATCAAAGGAGTTGTTACTGCAGTAGCAGGACAAAACTTTCAAATTAAATGTTACGTTGCTCACGGTGGTATTTTAGTGGCAAACAGAGTAACAGCTATATCTTATGGATCAGAATTTGCTAAAGGTACAGGTACTTTTACAGAGTCTTTGAATCCTAGCTATGCTACATTTACAAACTCACCTATTATCTTAAAAGAAAACTATGCAATCAATGGTTCTGACACAGCTCAGATCGGTTGGATTGAAGTTACTTCTGAGAATGGTGCTAGTGGATATTTATGGTACATGAAGTCTGAACACGAAAATAGATTACGTTGGGAAGATTACATCGAAATGTCTATGGTTGAAGGTGTTCTTAAAACAGGTGGACAAGGTGGTGCTAATGGAATAGCTTTAGGCTATACTGCAGGCGCTAGTTCAATCACTGTTGGTGGAACTAATCAAAACGCTAAAGGTACTGAAGGTTTCTTTGCTGCTCTTGAAGCACGTGGAAATGTATATCAAGGATTTGGATCTCAAGCAGCTGCAGGTGCAGGTGGTGGAGCATTAACAGATTTTGATGCAGTACTTAAGCAATTAGACAAGCAAGGAGCTATTGAAGAAAACATGCTTTTCTTAAATCGTGAACTTTCTTTAGAGATTGATGACATTCTTGCTATGCAAAATGGTGCATATCCAGGCGCAGCAGGTGTTGCTCATGGTACATCTTATGGTGTATTTAACAACAGTGCTGACATGGCATTAAATCTTGGATTTACAGGATATCGCAGAGGATCTTATGACTTTTACAAAACTGACTGGAAATATTTAAATGACTGGTCAACTCGTGGAGGTTTTGGTGATGTTGAAGGTGTATTAGTACCAGCAGGAACTTCTACAGTTTACGATCAGCAATTAGGTCAAAATATCAAGCGACCATTCTTACACATTCGTTATAGAGCTTCAGAAACTGAAAACAGAAAAAATAAATCTTGGATTACAGGATCTGTTGGAACTTCTAGCCCTACAACTGATATTGATGAAATGAGAGTTATCTACTTAAGTGAAAGATGTCTTATTACTCAAGCTGCAAATAACTTCGTGTTATTTAAAGCTTAATATTTTTTAACTATAGGATACGGGCTCTTCGGAGCCCAGTATTCTTATTTTATATTATTTTATTATGAAAACAAAAGTACAAAGCCCAGAAAAGAAATGGGAATTGAAAGATAGAGTATATGTATTAAAAGGAGATATGTCACCTATAACATATACAATACAAACTAGACACACCCCAAGAAAACCTTTGTTATATTGGGATGAAGAAAAAGGAATGAATAGAGAATTAAGATTAGCTTCTAATCAAAAATCTTTATTTGTTGATGAACAAGATGGTTATTCTACGTTACAGCATTTAATATTTCAAGATGGAGTATTAAACGTACCTAGAACAGAACCTTTAATACAAAAGTTATTATCTATATATCATCCAAGAAAAATTTGGGAAGAAATAGATGATCAAATAATAGCTGAAGATGAAATAGAAGATTTAGAATTTGAACTAGAAGCTTTAAATCTAGTAAGAACTTTAGATATATCACATTTAGAAGCTATAATGAGAACTGAATTAGGTTCTAGTGTATCTACATTATCATCTAAAGAATTAAAAAGAGATGCATATCGTTTTGCTAGACATAGTCCAGCATTATTCATTGAACTTTCTGAAGATGAAGATATAACTTTAAGGAATTTAGCTAACAGAGCTGTTGAATCTGGTATTTTAGAATTAACAGAGGACAACACTGTGTTTAAGTTTCCTAATGGTAAAAAAGTAATGACAGTACCATTTGATCAACATCCTTACGGTGCATTAGCACAATACTTTAAAACAGACGAAGGAGTTGATTTAATGAAATCAATTACTAAAAAGCTTTCATAGCTTACCTGATGTAAGGTGAGAAATCAACCTTACATCAACAAATTAATATAAAAGTAAATAAATGGTAAATATAAACAATGTATACCAATCTGTTCTTGTTATAACAAACAAAGATAATCGTGGTTATATAACGCCTGAGGAATTTAACAGATTAGCTGAACAAGCTCAAAATGAAATATTCGCAAGTTATTTTGTGAGAGAAGCAGGTTATGAGTTAAATGCTTTTTTAACAAGTGATTTTTCTGATCCTAATACTTATTTAGCAGAAAAAATAAATGTGTTTTATAAAGACGGTACACTTACTCATTCTAATGGTGAATTTGCATATCCTGCTGATCTATATAGAGTAGGTGTAGTATCTGTAGATAACATTGTAGCAGACAGAGCTTCACATGAAGAAGTTAAATACATTAATTTATCACCATTAACAGCACCAGTAAAAACACAGCCCGTGTATTCATTAACAAACACGGGTGTTGTTGTTTATCCTTCAACAGTAACATCTGGTGTAAAGTTAGATTACTTAAGACAAACAATTAGACCTAAATGGGGTTATGTACTTCAAGGTACAATACCTTACTATGATCCTACTGTATTTGATCCAGCTACTGATAGTTACGATGTAGTAGCTAAATCTTATAATTTTGATTTACATCCTTCAGAAGAAAACAATTTAGTTGTTAAAATACTTAACTACGCTGGAGTTGTTATAAAACAAGGAGATGTAACTGGATTTGCACAAGGTAAAGAACAACAAAACGCAGCAACTGAACAATAATGGCAATATCAAGAAGACCTTTAGATGTAGATAATTATTCCGCTTTAGATGGTGGCAATGGATTAGCAGTCCCTGGATATTACAGGAGAACAAACTTAAACGATATAATAAACAATTTTATTGTAGCATATATTGGTGATGGTAAAATTCTTACTCAGGTTCCTAGATATGAAGTAGCTTTCTTTGCTCAAAAAGCGGTACAAGAATTTAGTTATGATGTATTTCACTCTGAAAAAGCTTTAGAAATACAATTAAGTTCTTTAAGACAAATGTCTTTGCCATCAGACTATGTTAATTACATAAGCATAAAATGGACAGATGCTAGTGGAGTGCAAAGAACAATACTACCAAGTACAACAACACAAGCTAATCAAGGCGTTGCACAAGATGAAAACTATCATTACTTATATGATAATGATGGTAATATAATATTTGCAGAAACATCTGAAACAATAGATAGATATAAATCTAATAATCCAGAAGAAAATCAAGAACTTGCAAGTACATATTATTATGGATATTTTGATGTGCCTAATTACTTTGGCTACTTTGGAGGTCGTTATGGTTTAACACCTCAATATGCTAATATAAATGGTACATGTGTTATAGATTTAAATGCAGGTCAAATATATTTTCCATCAACAATACCTCAAGACACATATATAACCTTGAGCTATATATCTGATGGTTTAGGTAACAATGGCGACTTTGAAAACGTATTAGTACCTAAGATGGCTGAAGAAGCTGTTATGTCAACAATTCTTTACAGCTTGTGTAAAATAAGGCCATCAACTTCAGGTCTATTACCTTTGTACAAAAAAGAAGCAGCTGCTAAAACAAGAAATGCAAAAATTAGAATAGCTAATATGAAAGTAGATGAAATGACTCAGATATTTCGTAATAAAGCTAAATGGATTAAACACTAATAATTTTCTATGCCAGAAATTAAAAGAACATTCAATGTCGGTAAAATGAACCGAGATCTGGATGATAGAATAGTACCTGCCGGTGAATATCGAGAAGGTTTTAATATTAATATCGGGCAATCAGAAAGCTCAGATGTTGGTGCTGTTGAAAATTTATTAGGTAATGAATTAGTAGCACAAAGCGGACTTGCTAATGGTAAATGTATAGGTCAAGTTGCTGATACTGGTAATGAAAAAATATATTTTCTTGTTACCACAAACTCAATATACAATGAGACAAATAGTGGTCAACACGGTTTATTTGAGTATGATCAAAAAACAAAACAACTTACAGCATTAATAGTTTCAACACAATTAAATTTACATCAAAACTTTCCTGTAACAGGTATAAATATAGTTGATGATCTTTTATTTTGGACTGATAATAGAAATTATCCTAGAAAAATAAATGTAGTAACTGCAAGAAATAATACATCTTATTATACAGCTGCTAGTGATATAGATAATTTAATATCTGTAGCTAAGTTTACGCCGTATGAATCACCAACTATTGTTGCTGCAACTAGAGAAGCTAGTATATCTTCTACGTTTATGGAAGATAAACTTATTAGGTTTTCATATAGATGGCAATTTGAAGATAGTGAATATAGTGTATTAGCACCTTTTTCACCTATACTTTTTTCAAGATTAAATGAAACTGATACAATAAGTTCTTCATTATCAAATTTTGGTGAAATAGAAACTTTTGTTAATGCAATAAATCAAGTACAACTACAAATACCCACGCCAACCGGATATGGTATTACAAGTGTTGAATTAATATATAAAGAGTCTGGATCAGGTACTTTATATGTTGTTGATGATCAAGAAGTTACAACAGAAACTTTTGTAAACTTTACATATTCTTCAACTGATCCGTTTAGAACTTTACCAGGTGATCAACTTACTAGAGTTTATGATGCTGTACCTATTAAAGCTAAAGCACAAGAAGTTGCAGGTGGTAGATTAGTTTATGGAAACTTTTTACAAAACTTTGATATACCAAATATAGCTTTTACTGTATCAAAAACAAATGATCAAGATTCTAGAAATACAGGAAGCACTGGTCCTTTAAAAAATCAGTCTGTTAAATCAAGAAGAACTTATCAAGTAGGTATTGTATTAGCTGATAAATTTGGTAGACAATCACCTGTTATATTATCTAGCTCTGGTACTGATACTGTTTTTATAGATCCAGGTTATGGTAATGCATCATCAGCAACTGCTTTTAATGCATTAAGAATAAGCTTTACAGACACAACACAAATACCAAGTTGGGCATATTCATATAGGGTTGTTGTAAAACAACGTGAACAAGAATATTACAACTGGATATCAACTATTGACGCTGCTAATACAGTTAATCGTTTTGGTGATAGTATAAATAAAATACCTAGAGATCAAACAGCTGCTATACCCCCTAGTACTTCAGCTACAATATCTCCATGTAATGTATCTGTTTATCCTAAATATTTAGCTGGTGGAAATGTTTATACACCTCCATATGCAGCTTTAACTTCAGTACAGTCTATACAAAACCCATCAGGTGATGCTAATGTTACTACTTTAGATAATTCAGGTAACACTGTGTCTACTGGCTTATGTGTTTTTGAAACAGAACCTGTTAGTTCTGAACTAGATATATTTTTTGAAACATCTACCGGAGGTAGAATATTAAATGATGATGGGTCAAGTGCAATTACAACAGCTATAAATATAAGTTTTTTTAATTGTATATTACTAACTTTTGATCCAGGCGGTTCGGGCGATGATCATATTGAAATAAATAGAATTAGAGCTGGATTTAATGAACCATTTTTTGATGTAGGCGTTAGAGCTTATGTAGTACAAGAAAATTTTACTCAAGAAAGAAGAAATAATACTCTTATACATTCTAGTGGACTTTTAAATTCTAGGACTGGTATTAACTACATAAATCAATTTAATGAATCTGAGGGTGGTCTAACTATCTCTCTTGATCCACTGAATGGTTCTGTACAGAAAATGTTTGTTGATGACACGCAGATATTAATATTTCAAGAAGATAAAGTATCTAGATCACCTATTGATAAAAACTTTATATATTCAGCTGAAGGTGGTGCAGTGCCTGTAACAAGTAATACGCAATTTTTAGGAACAGTAGCTGCTTTTGCTGGTGAATTTGGTATATCAAACGATCCTCAGTCTTTTGCAAGTTTTGGTTTTTCAAGATATTTTACTGATAAAAATAGAGGTACTGTATTAAGATTGTCTCAAAATGGTATAACTGAAATATCTCAAGTAGGTATGGGTGACTTTTTTAGAGATGCATTAAAACAATCTACATCTGTTATAGGATCTTATGATGAATATAGTCGCATGTATGAATTAACTATTATAGGTGAAGGCTTTGATAGTAATGAAGATACAAACGCAGCAACAGCATCAGATGGTTATTTAACAGTAACATTTGATGATAGATCAGGTGGATGGACAAGTTTTAGAGGTTATAAACAAGAAGGTGGTTTATCTTTAAACAATACATATTATACTTTTAATAGTGGTAAATTATGGGAACATCATAGTACTAATGTAACTAGGAATAATTTTTATAATTCTGGAACACAAGAGTCTTATGTTATACCTATATTTAACGATGCTCCATCACTTGTAAAACAATATAATAGCTTAAGTTACGAAGGTGATACTGGTTGGGAACTTGAGTATATAGAAACAGATCTAAGTGCTTCAGGAACATTACCAGTGTTAGCAACATCTTTTACAACAACACTACAATTAACAGGTGCTGCAGATAATTCTGTTTTTAATGGAGCTAATACAGTTCAAGCTAAACAAGGAGATTTAGTTTCTTGGGCTATATTTGTTGAACCTTTAAATTCACAATTTAAATTTACAAATGTAAACAACATAACATTAACGCCTGCTGGGTCAAGCTCATTAATTGTAACTAACCCAAGCGCTATAACAAATGAAAATCAATTAGTATTTTTAGTTCAGCACACTGTAGGTACAAGTAATAGTATTCAAACTCTAAATATAAGTGGTACGGGCGCTAGCTTAGCATTTACTGTTGCTTTATTAACGGTAAACACTGTAGATACTATATCTAATGCAGCATTAACACCCGCATCTCAAGTGTTTAATACCGCTGGAGGAGGTGATGTTGTATTTACAACAGCTGCTTTTACTAATTATTATGTTGATGATGCTAATATAATTGTTAATTCAACAGGTATGCCAGCTAGCACTAATCCTGGAACTTTAACAAATGTAAGAATAGGTGATAACGTTAGATATGAACTTCCGGTTACTGTTCCTGCAACAGCTACAGCTGGTATTATAACCGTTACTGGAACTGCTACTGAAAAACCAACATTAACATGGTCACCAGTACCAGTACATGCTAGTACTCAAGGCGCTATAATAACACCTATAGGTAATCCTGGAACAGGTGTTGCTTATAGAATATCACCATTTGATGCAGCAACACAAAGGTTTGCAACTATAACATATACAGCTGATGCTGATAAAGTTTTAGTTAATGGATCTTTTACCGCAGCTTATAATGTTAACGGAACTACTTATACTAAAGCAATGAGTAATCAATTTGGTATTTTAGTGTTAAATGTACAATTACCAATTATTACAGCTAATACAACAGCAACTGCAACTATAACAGGTTCAGGACAGGCTGTTGCAACTTTGGGAGTTCCACCTGCTACACAACAAATAGCAGCAGCTGGAACAGCGATAACAATAACAAATACATGGAACGTTAATATAACTGTTAGTGCTAATGATACTGGTGATGGTGTTGGATGGTTAAAGTTTAACAATGTTGTTGGTACAGCTGTAGTTGCTCCAGGTAATAGTTTTACTATTGGAGCAGATATTAATGGTACTGCATCAACAAGATCAGCAGAGGCTATTATTAGTTGTACTAATACAAGAATAACTCCAGCTTTAACAGATAAAACAATAGTAGTAACTCAATTAGCATAGATATGGCAGCAATAGTAACATTTCCTTTTCAAGAAAAAGAAGGCAAGTATTTTGCACCGATAAGTTCATCAGAACCAAACTACATTGTTGTCAATGGTACTTTAACACAGACAGACAATAAAATAGTAAGTGGAATTAAAGGTGCATTTGCTTCAATTAAATTAACACTACCAATAGCAAACGCTTCAACAGAAAAAGAATTGTTTGCTTTAAACGCGGAAGCGGTAAATTCATCAAATTAAATTATATGCAATTACAAGTAAGAAAATTACAAGAATCCGATTGGGATTTAATACCAAAGTGGTGGGAAGCTTATAAAGCCGAAGGCTTCCCTCGTGATATGTTACCTGGCTCTTTTAAAGTAGGTGACGAACAAGAAGAAAAAAGACAAGGCTTAGGTGGCTTTATGGTTTGCAAAGGAGATGATCCTATTGCAGCCATGTGGCTATGGATGACAAACAGTAAGACTGCGATTCCAGCTGTAGTAGTTAGTGATAAATCTTATCAAGACACAGACAGAAGTGATGCATTGCAACTCTTAGTAGATTTTACAACTGATTTTGCAGAAGACATGGGTTATAAATACGCATTTGCTTGGGCAAAAGAAGGTATGTTATTAGATAAATATAAACAAGCGGAATATCATGTTGATGAAACTCCGTCTTACGAATTAATAATGAAATACTAATGGGAAGTATAGTTAAAGGAGTTGGATCATTGTTCGGTGGTCGAGCGCGAAGAAGAGAACAAAAAACTGCAAACAAAGAGTTTGAAGGCGCAAAAGCTAATTTTGGAAACTTTCAATTTGATGACGTATATGCTGGTTTACAAGCACAACAATTAGGCGATGCTGCTCAAGCAACGGCTGGAACACTTGGTAGTGCTGATCAAGCCGCTATGGCAACGTTAGCAGATGCTGAGGGTTATACAGCACAAGGTTATGATTCACAAGGTTACACAGCAGGACAAACAGGTGCTGGGCAATTAGCTAGAGGTGCAGATACCGGTCTTACAAATACAATGAATAATTTACAAGTTTCTACAGCTGGCGCTGAAATAGCCGCGAGAGAAGCTGATCAAGCTTTAGCTGCGTCTCAAGATTTAGCTGCACAAGCAGGAACTGGAGCGGGTGGAGCTACAGCTTTGGCTAATGCAGCCGCTAAATCTAAAGCAGGTATATCTGCAGACATAGATAGACAAGTTAAATCTAATGAACAAATGAGAGCAGCTGCTGAAAGTCAATTACAACAAAGTCAATTAGCACAAGGTAATTTAGCATCACAGTTTGATTTAGGTCAACAACAATTTAATGTAGGTGCAGCTAATGAAGCTGCTAAGTTTGGAGCAGCAGCACAAAATCAAGCTGCACAATTTGGAGCTCAAGCAGCAAATCAAGCTGCGCAGTTTGGTGCTAATGCAAGAAATCAATTTGCACAATCAAGATTTGGTGCTGAAAACGCTATGAATCAGTTTAATGCTGCGGCAAATAATCAATTTGCTCAAGCACAATTTGGTGCCAACAATGCTATGAGTCAGTTCAATGCTGGCGCTCAAAATGATTTTGCAAGAGCTAATCAAGCCGCTGCAAATAATATGGCTCAGTTTAGAGCTCAAGGAATGGGTGATATACAGGAAAGCAGATATACTCAACAGTCAGATCTACTAGATCTTTCTGGTGCTAGAAAAGCTGGCGCTGACAATGCTAGAAAACAAGCTACAAATGATTTAATAGGTGGTATTGCTGGGGTTGCTGGCGCTGCTATGGGTCCTTTAGGATCTTTATTAGGTGGCAAGGATTAAAATGTTAAAATTTAAATATATTATAAAATGGCAGTAAAATCATCAATAGATAGTCAGTTTAATCCAGGTCAAAATCCATATGATACATATGTAAGTTTAGATAGTGCAGCTCAAAGCATAGATGCTGATATAGCAAGAAGTCAATTAATACAAGAAAGAGCTGAGCAAAAAAGACTTAGAGAAATGCAGTTAGCAGACATCAAGTCTAAAAACATGGCTGGTTTAATGGTATCTTCTGAAACAGAATATCAACCATTACAGAGTTATATGCAAGATATGAGTAGAAATCTTGTAGACAAATATAGTGGTTTAGTTTCTCAGTTAGAAAAAGGAGAAATTGACAGTACATATTTTGCAGCTGAATCAGCTAAACTACAAGGCCAAGTACCTCAAGTAAAACAAATGGTTGATGCTATATCTGGAACAGCTGGTGCTTATGCAGAAGGTTTAGCTCAAGGCACTTTAAGTGGCGCAATACCTAAAGATCAAGAAATGTATTTTCAAGCTATATTAGATAATAGAGGTAGTTTTGGAATAGATGAAAATAATATTCTTGTATTTGAGGGTGAAACAGCTGATGGTGAGCCTTTTAGTATACCAGCTAATAAGCTTAATCAAATGCCACAGCCAATAGGTAAGGTAGATGACTTTCAAGCATTAGTTTTACCAACGGTAAATACATTAATGCAACCTTCAGAAAGAAGCATTGGTGGTAGGGTTGTTATGTCTAGTGTTCCTGGTCCTACACCAGAAAATCCAGCTGGCTCTCAAGAATGGCAAAACGGTATTGCAGCATCTTTCGATGCTTTTTTAGATACCTATAAAGAAAACGGTTTAAAGTCTCTAGCTATTGATCACGCTGGTTATAGCATGGAAGAAATGAATGATGCTTTAAACTCTGGTAGCTACGAAGGCCCGGACGGTGAACAGTATAGTAGTAGATTGGAATATGAAATGGAAAAATTATATACTCAAAAAGCTAATGAAAACTACGAAGTAAAACAATATGAAAGTTTTCAACAACTTACCGCTGAGCGTCAACAAAGACAACTAACAATATCTGAAGCAAACGCACAAACATCTAGGATGAATGCTATAAATGCTCAAAACCAAGGTCGAACTCAAACTGAAAGAGAAAATATTCAAACAGCTAATTATTTAGCACAAAACGAACCGCCACCAACTATAGAAAATATTCAAAACTGGGGAAAAGGTTCTAGACCCACTTATAAGGGTAGAAGAATAGGAGAAAAAGATGGTAAATACTTTGTAGTTGAGGGCACAGGTAAAAATGCAACCGCCGTTGGTGCTCCTATTGATCAAGCTACATTGAATGATCCAAATGCATTAGCACAATATCTATCAGTTAATCTTTATGGTATTCCAGGTTATAATACTAATTTTAATTATGAAATATCTGAAGGACCATTAAATAAATTAGCTAAGTTTTTTAAACTAAAAAAATAATATTATTCTATGGAAGAATATGATGAGTTTGGTAATTTAATTATAAAAGAAGAAGAGGAAGATCAAAATGATTTTTTAATACCTGAAAATGTAAATGATATAGTAATACCTCCTCCTGTTGTAATTGATGAAAACCCGCCTTTACCTGAAATAGTACCAGAGAAAGCTACATACTTAGAAGAGTTCTTTGGAAATGATACTTTTGGTGTTGATTTTGTTAGTGATATATATAGAGCTGCAAAACAAGGTTGGGCATCTTCTGATGCTGTAGATGAGACTTTTGATGTTTTTAAAGGAAAAACAGACGATGAATCTTTAGATGCTATGAGACTTGCAACTGAAGAAGCACAAAGATATGGTCAGTCTGAAGAAGCACAAGAGTGGCAAATGCTTACTAATAAATATAAAGAAGAAGGTGATAGTGGTGCTTGGGCTGGACTTAAAGCTTTAATGCAAAACCCAACTTTTGGTGTAGAAACAGTTATATCTAGTATGATTGGAGCCGTTGGAACTATATTTGATTCAGAAGAAGCTGCTGCAATGGCAGGTGTTGGTGCTGCTGCCGGCGCAAAAGGTGGTGCTGCATTAGGCGCAGCTGCTGGAAGCGTAGGAGGTCCTTTAGCTTTTTTAACAGGAACTATAGGCGCTGGAAGTGGTGCGGTATCAGGAGCTTTTGCAGGCGCTATGACAGCTATGGAAACATCAGCAACGTTTGCAGAACTACTTAGACAGAAAGTTATTGAAAATGGTGGTAATCCAGATAACAATGATGATATAAGAAGTGTACTAGAAAATCCTGAAGAAATGAGTGATCTTCGGTGGAAAGCTGGTGGAAGAGGTTTAACTATAGGTGCTATAGAAGGTTTAACTGGTATAGTTAGTGGTGGTGTTGGAGGTAGAATACTTGGTGGTGCAGGTAAGGCCGCTGGAAAAGGTTTTGCTTTAGCGGCTAAAGGATTAGCGGCTACTACAGCTATAGAAGCAGCAGGTGGTGCTTTAGGTGAAACTGCAGGTATGCTTGTTGCTGGTCAAGAATTAGCTGGTGAA